ACTTTATTCATAATATAGGAATGAGTACTAAAGAAGATTATACAAAAGAACATAACTGGTATGCAATCAACCAAAAGAAAAATCCACATACACCAAGAGTTATGGAAAATATGGGAGTTGCACCTGATGTAGTTAGGAAATATATAGATGAATGTTTATTTCCTGAAATTACTTAAGAGTCTTTTCAAACTCTAAAAGCGATTCAAAGATTTTAGTTTTCTTTTTTATTTTTTTATTAGCAAAACTATTAAGTTTTTTTATTTCTTCTTCTGAAGGATTTATTAAAATAGGTTTTGCTCCTGTTTTAAAAGATGTTTTAGCATCTAATACAGTATGACCAACATACCATCCCTTTTTAAAATCTACTCCTGGATTTTCTGCCTCTGCTCTTCTAAACATACCTGTTGCCGGTTTTCTGTAAATATCTCCTTTATCAGTTCCAGTAGAATAATAATAAGAATCTATTGAAAATATTCCAGCATCACCAAATGTTTGCATTAGTCTAGTATTCCATCCTTCTATAGTTGCCTGATCTCCTCCTGTTTCGTCTGTGATTAAGACTACTTTGTAACCCTTTAGTCTCATTGAACGTATAGCTTCTAATGCTCCTGGAAGAATATCTAAGCTTCCATTTTTAGTTACAACATTTTTACGTTCTAAACCTACAACTGGTTTAGGAAACACATTTGGCCAGTTTGATGGACTAAATTGTGATTGTGAAGGTTGTGGATTTTCTAATTTATCTGGTGCAAAATCCGGTATTTCCATTGATTTTAAATCAATCATTTTTGACTATTACCTTTTGCAACTCTATAATTATCTTCTACAGAATCTGGAGTAGAAACTTCTATAATAGTTCCTTTTTGTATGCATATAAGTTGATGCGGTACTAATGGCTTAATTCGTCTACTATCTCCTGCTGTTAATCTTTCTTTTTTTACAGTGGCATCGGAAGTTTCTATTGTAAGTAAATCAAAGACTCCATCAAGAACAAACCATGATTCATCCTTTTCAGCATGAAAATGCATTGAGAATCTTGATCCTTCATTAAATACTAATAACTTGCCAGTATACTTATCATTAGTAGCAAAAATGTTTTCATGGCCCCAGCCTTTTTCTACAAATCCATCAAGCTGTGTCATTACGAATCCTTTCAATAAATTTTGTAGTAGAATAACCCAATGTATATGGTATAATTTTAATCCTAGCTAAATCATTACCAACTACATTATCCGGCATATAATCGCCACCTTTTGTAATTATATCTGGTCTTATATATTTAATTAGCTCATAAGGTGTTGGATCGTCGAAGATATAAACCCGACTGACAAAACTTAAACATTCTAAAGCAAATTTTCTGTCATCTTGATTGTTTATTGGTCTATCTATGCCTTTGAGTCTACGTACACTGTCGTCAGAATTAATTCCAACAATGAGTCTATTTCCCCAATAGGCTGATTCTTTTAAATAATCTAAGTGGCCTCGATGTAAAATATCAAAGCAACCATTAGTAAATACTGTTTTCATTATTCTATTATACCACACTTCATAAATATTGTAAACCTTTATTATATAAATAGATACAAATTCTTTAAAAGGACTTAATATGGCAGCTCCAGCATCAAGACAAGGATTCATCGATTATTGTCTTCGTAGACTTGGCGATCCAGTTATTGAAATAAACGTGGACGACGATCAATTAGAAGAACGAGTAGACGATGCCCTACAAGTGTATCAAGAATTTCATTCAGATGCAACCGTTAAAACTTATCTTAAACACCAGGTAACTCAAACTGATGTAGACAACGGTTACATTCCTATCTCATCTAATATTATATATGTATCGAGGTTATTACCGATCAATTCTTCATTTGGATCATCGCGTAATTTCTTTGATATAAAATATCAGTTGATGTTAAATGATATTGCTGATATGCAAAACTTTGCAGGTGACTTAGCTTACTATGAACAGTTACAGCAATATCTATCGCTGTTAGATATGAAACTAAACGGTCATCCGCAAGTAGAATTTGCTAGACGACAAGATAGACTTTACATACATGGTTCGTTTGCAGATCAAGAAATAAAAGCTGGCGAATTTGTTGTTGCCGAGATATATCAAATAATAGATCCAGATACTCATACAAGTGTGTATGACGATATGTGGTTAAAAGAATATGGAACTGCTCTTATAAAACAGCAATGGGGTGCAAACCTAATTAAATTTGAAGGAATGCAATTACCAGGTGGCGTTACACTAAATGGTCGACAAATATTTGAAGATGCTTTAGGAGAAATAACACAACTCAGAGAACGAATTAGATTAGAACATGAACTTCCCCCTAACTTTTTTGTAGGTTAATATGGCACGCAATATATACTTCTCTGACAAAGTTCGATCAGAACAAAAGTTATATGAGAATATTATTATAGAATCGTTGAAGATGTTTGGACAAGATGTCTATTATCTTCCACGAACTATTGTAAATGAAAATAGAGTGTTCGGAGAAGACGTTCCATCTAGATTTAGTAACTCTTACAAGATTGAGATGTACATTGAAAACACAGAAGGATTCGAAGGAGAAGGAGATCTCTTCACTAAGTTCGGTGTTGAGATACGAGATGAAGCTACTTTTATCGTCGCTCGCAAACGTTGGAATACTACGGTTGGTCGCGTTGATAACCAAATAGAAGGCGAAAGGCCAAGAGAGGGAGATCTAATATTCCTTCCACTGTCTAACTCTTTATTTGAAGTTATGCATGTAGAGCATGAACAGCCATTCTATCAGTTATCTAATCTACCAACATTTAAGATGCGTTGTCAGCTATTTGAATATTCTGGCGAAGATCTTGATACTGATGTTGCGTCGATTGATGGAATAGAACAAAGCAATGCATATGAGTTCGATATGATTTTATCTGGAATAACAGGTGATTTTGAAATAGGAGAAAGAGTTGAACAAATCTTATTGGATGGCACGATCTTAGGAGCCGAAGTATCTAAATGGGTATCAGATACAAATACTCTTTCTGTTATACATTTAGGTGGAAATGATGGTAAGTTTCATTTACCGTCAACTGGTAGAGTAATTACCGGGCAAGAATCAAATGCTAGCGGTACAGTTTCATCGTTCACCGAAGATAATCAACTAAGCGCAAATGAGCAAAATAATGATTTTGACGGATTAGATTTTATTGACTTTAGTGAAACAAATCCATTTGGAGATCCTGAGTAATGTTTGGCAATTATTATTATCATCAACGTATAAGGAAAGCAGTAGCAACATTCGGTGCTATGTTTAATGACATATATGTTCTTCGTAAAGATTCAAGTGGTGGAGTTATTAGTACAGTAAAAGTACCATTATCATACGGACCAAGAGCAAAGTTTTTAGATAGAATCAGAGAATTTCCTGATCTTCAAACCGACACTAAAGTTTCTATTAAACTTCCTAGGCTTTCTTTTGAAATTACAAATATATCATATGATCCAGCAAGACAACTACCAAAAGTAAATAAAACAATTCAACCAGTACCCGGTTCTATTTTGTCTAGAAATAAAATACAACAAGGTGTTCCTTACATTGTTAGTTTTCAGTTGAGTGCATATGCAAAAAATCAAGATGATGCATTACAAATTGTAGAACAAGTTATACCATATTTTAATCCACAATATACATTAACAATTCAGCCATTTGATGATTTTGATAATATAAAAGAGGACGTGCCTATTATTTTAACTGGCGTAGTACTAAATGATGAATACGAAGGTAATATGGAATCACGTCGTACTATCATTTATACTATGGATTTTGACATGCATGTTATCTTCCACGGACCAGTAACAACTAGCGGTATTATACGTTCTGCTATTACAGATGTATTGAATCAAGGTGCTGGTCTAAATGATTCAGACATTCCGTTAGAAAGAATAACAGTAACACCTAATCCGGCTAATGCAAGTCCGGATAGTGACTTTGGATTTAACACAAATATATTAGGAATTGATAGTGCATTATGATGGATTCAAATACAGCAGCAAATGACTTTGAGTATGCTCGACAGATATATCATGATCTGTTGGCAAAAGGATCTGAGTCAATGGAAGAAATGATGGAGGTTGCAAGGGCGACCGAACATCCTCGTGCTTTTGAAGTTTTATCTAATATGATGAAAAACATATCAGATATTAACGGCAATCTTATGGATATGCATAAGAAGAAAAAAGACTTTGAACAAAAAGAACAAAAGGCTTTGCCTCAAGGGCAAACAACCAATAATGTTTTTGTTGGATCTACCGCAGATTTACAACGTATGTTACAAGATGAAATGATTGATGTTACTCCAAAAGAATGATACATATCTCGGAAATCCTAATGTAAAACGAGACGGTATTGTCACTCAATGGACAAATGATGAAGTCCTTGAGTATGCTCGTTGCATGAAAGATCCTTCATACTTTGCTACAACTTATTGTAAGATTATATCTCTTGACGAGGGTTTAGTTCCTTTTGAACTATATCCATATCAAGAAAAAATGTTTGAGGCGTTTAATACAAATCGATTTAATATTGTATTAGCATGTAGACAATCAGGAAAATCTATATCTTCTGTTGCATATCTTCTATGGTATGCTTTATTTCATACAGAAAAAACTATTGCTGTAATGGCAAACAAAGGTGCTACGGCCCGTGAAATGCTTGGTCGTATTACTCTTATGCTAGAAAATTTACCTTTTTTCTTACAGCCTGGTTGTAAGGCTTTGAATAAGGGTTCGATTGAGTTTTCAAATAATTCACGGATTGTTGCGGCTGCAACATCAGGTTCCTCGATTCGAGGTATGTCTGTGTCGTTATTGTATTTAGACGAGTTTGCATTTG